TTGAAGCACTCATTTGTACAAAAGTTACATCACCACCGTAAATGTGTGGAGATGCAGCTTCTACTTCTGGAGTTGCTCCAGCAGCAATTTTTATTTCAATTAATCCCATAATTTCTATATTTTAAATGTTAATAATTAAGCTCCTACGAATAACACGAAGTTATTTGCCGCTTGAGTTACTAAACATCTTTCAGATAAGAAGTTAACTCTAAGTACATCGAGATCAGTAGTGTATGCACCACCAACAGATCCAGTAATCCAGGCTTTAAACCTTCTATCTTCAGTTTCAGAAGCTCTATATCTTACGTGTAAGAAAGGTCTTCTAATATTTGATCCTAACATTTGATCATATACTGTAGATGTTCCTGCAGGAACCATCACACCATCAATTTGGTTAGATAGACCCCTTGTAGTAGCATCATTAAGATATTTCCAGTCAGTTTTGTAGAAGTCATAAGAACCTCTTCTAAACCCTGTGAATCCAAAGTTAAGTGCCATATCAGCTTCATTGTCAAATAGACCATAAGAAGCAGCTTGAGTAGATGCATATCCACCATTAACAGCAGCTATCATATCATCAAAATCAAGAGCAGTTTGTCTACTTAAGAAAAGCATGTTTTCTTCAATAGCACCCTGTTTGTCAAGATTTTGTAATATAGCATCAAAGTCAGCTAAAGCACCAGAACCAGGTCCAGCAGCACCAGCAAATCCAGAGAATACATTTCCTCTAGCTTGAATAGCAGCAAATAAACCTTCTGTTCCTTTAATGTCTACAAGCGCTGCGCCAGTTGGTCCAAATGAGGCACCAAAAGTTTGAGCGGCAGTAGCCATTAATTCACCTTCAACCATGGCCATTTCCATGTAATCTTCAAATCTTAGTCTTGTTTCAGATTCAGCTTTAAGATACCATAAGTATCCTGAAGTTCCATCTTCTGTAGCGACTTCGATCCATCCTATTTGAGCAGCATCAGAACCACTTAATTCATAATTATCTTTAAGGATAATTGGAGAATTTTGGAACGTTGTTACAGCTGGTTCAATAGCATTGTTCATTCCATCACTTCCTTTTGGAAATTCAGAGCCATATACAAACATGTTACAAGCATCTACACCTGCTAATGCGCCAGGTAAAGCAGCTAAGTTATCATATACTGTACATGCTAATCTTCTAAGATCTGTTCCAGCAACACTAGTTACGTTAGTAACTAAAGCTTTCATCGTAGTTAAACCAGTAGCATTATCTGCTAGTAATATAGTATTACCAATTCTTACTGCACCTTGTGGGTTAGCAGCAGGTAATGTAATATCTACTTGAATAACTGGCATTGCTGCCGGTACTGTTGCAGTTACGTTTTGATATGCAATATGTAATCTATTTTGTTCAGACCAGATTACTTGATCTGAGGTCATTGGCATTTCTGCTCCGACCATTCTTAAGAAACCTGATAACGTCCTGTTACCATATCTCTCTACTTCTTGTTCGTATAACTCAGGTAAATACTGTTGAGCCCATTGATTAAAGCCAGCTGCTTGAAAATCAATGTAGTTGTCTTGTATTGTTACCCTGTCTTGAGCTGGTACGATTGATGCGGGAAAACTCCCGCCTGGTACTAAAGGCATAATTTTTAATTTTTAGTTTTCTTTTTAATTTTTAATCTAGTACTATCTACGCCGTCACTTAATGCTCTAACTTTCCATCCATTTGGTAAGAGTTCTCCTTGATCACCCGATCGTGGAGTTGTATCTATATTTTTGGATTTTTTCATAATGTCCTTGGTAGCGTCAGCTTTTCCTTGGTCATAAAAGTGTTGAGCAATAGTATCAGCGTTTCTTGCAGCATACATAGCTTTGTGATAACCTTGATAATCTGATATATTTCCTTTGTCATCCATAAATGAATTAACAAATTTTGAAATATCAGTTTGTTTATTAGCTATCTCAAAAGGGTTTGAAACTTTGTACTTAAACTTCTTTTCTCCAACTTCAAAATTGAAACCTTCAAAATCGTTTTCGAAATAGTTTTGTGTACTTTGTACAAACACATCTCTGCGTGATGCAATGTCTGATTGTTCTTGATTATATCTATTGAAAAATTCAGTTGCTTTTTTTTGTTCATTAGTAACAGAAGGTCTCAACTTGAGCTCTTCATAATATTTGTCCTTCATGTTATTCAAAAAGCCTCGAGCTTTCGCAATTTCTTCTTTAAACGCTAGTTTTTGTTTTTTAACAAATCTTTCCTCATCCACTTCTTCATCAAAAGCAAATTTATCTTCCATGATAAAATTTACTTCTTCATCATTTAGATGGGGTTTTGTGCGTTTATAATATTCTTTTACCACTGTATCATCTCCAATTTCCTCATAACTAGTATTTAGGTTAACATAATCTTTTATATTACCTCCTGTCTCATTCATGAAGCTAACTAGCTTTTGAATGTTTTCAGGCATATTAATTGTTGGTGTAGTTGGAAGTGGTTGTTTAATTTCTTCTTTAGGTGGGGTGTTTTTAACTTCTTGAATTACCGTTACTTCTTCTTTATTCTTTTCGGTAGTATCAGGTTTTTCGGCGTGTGGCTCTCCCACTTGCTGCAATTCCACTTTGGTTTCCGTTTTCTTTTCTTTGCTCTGTTCGCTAACAGGTTGCACAGTTTCCTTTGATTCTGACTTTTGAACGGCATTCGTTTCTTCTTTTTGTGGGGTTAAATCAACCTTTGTAATAGTAGGGCTTTTTTTCCCTAAATTTTTTGCTTTCTTTTTCATTTTAAATGTTCCTTCTGCAGGTACATCTTTTTGTTTTTCTTTTGTAGCCATGATATAATAATATAATATAAATAATTTAGATGTTGAGTGGATTCAACGCTTCTTGCGGAGAATCTTGTGCTTCAAAATCTATTGGTAGTAGATCATTTTTCTTTTGATCTGCTATTGCACTTTGTTGGGTACCTTGTATTTTGGTTCTTTTGTCTTTTCTAGTTTCTATTAATTCTTCTTTTTCTTTTTCTCTATTAAGTTTTTGTTGAGCTAATTGACTATTATAATTAAACTCTAATTCCATTAATTCTCTTTTAATTTGAGACTCTACCTGCATTCTTTCTATTTCAAAACTAGACTTACCTTTTTCTACTTTTAATTGAGTATCAGCTAAAGCTTGTTGCTTTTGAACCTCATTCATTGCGGCTTGTTCAGCTTGCTGAGCATTAGCTTGAGCTTGAGCTTGAATATTAGCTTGTGAAGCTTCAGCAGCAGCTTTTGCAGCTTCTTTCTGTTTTAGCTTAATCATTTGATTAGCTAATTTAAGATTTTTAATTTGCCTTATATCAATTGCATCAGCCAACGAAATTGTTTGTTGTTGTAACGACATTTGTATATTAGCTTCTAATTGCATTTTTTCTTCTTCATCTGGAACTAATTCCATGAATATTCCAAAATCATATAAATGTAAATTCCAAAAATCTTCTAAAGTTCCTACGTTGTAAGTACTTATACTGTTCTTTAAAGCTTCATTAGTTAAATCGTATTCCACTGAATCAGCTAATCTTAAAACAATATTTTCACATGTTCTTAAAATTAAATATAATGAAGCATTTAAAATATGCTTTGTAGCTACATTAGAATTTGCTGCAGCTAGTTTTTGTAATCCGACTAATGAATCAGAATTAGGTAAACTTCCATCTCTTGCCTCGTTTAATCCTGTAACATCTCTTATCATTTGTAAATAATACTGATAAGTCTGTATTAATGATTGAATTTTTTGACTTCCACTAGAGGTTTGTAATTCCTGTATAGGAACCTTTCCAAGGTTTTGATCTCCATCTTGCGTTAATGACCTACCTACTATACTACCTGTTTGGAAGTACATATTTAAAGCCTCTCTAGGATTGTATTTAGTGCCATTACCTAAATCTACCTCTGCTAATCCGTCTACGTCCAAATAGACGCCATCAGGGACAATCCTGGACAGTACTTGCTGTATCTTTAAATGAGTTAGTTGAATCATATCTGCAAAACCAATCATTCTTCCAACTAAAGACTCGATTCTTCCGTGATACATTTCAGGAGCACAGATATTGTAATTCATTTTTACTTTAACTAAATTAGATTTAGGACGCGTCATATTACGAGACATTTCCCATCTCAATAATTCATCATGACCTAATATTTTTGCTCCACTATATAATACCTCTATTGATCTAGATACTCTTTCAAAATTATCATTTTCTGGTGGATTAAAAGTGTCAGGTTTTTCTAAAGCTTTTTCTAATCCTGTAGCAGTTTTCTTTATCTTCCATACTTGATCACTATAAGTTTTGTATTCGAAATATAAAACATATATACTATTACCATCTCTTCTTCCGTACCAATTATAAAGATAATTACTATTGCTTGGGTATTGTTGTATTCTTTCTAAATCATGATCAGTTAAATGGGGAAATTGTTTTTTAATATCTGACAATGTAATTGCTTTAACTTCTCCTACATACCATAAATCTTCAAAATTTGGATCTTCTGTATAAGACCAAACCATATGCGCAGGATCAACATATTCAGCTTTTACTCCCTCTGCTTCATTCCAACTAGTTTTATTAGCCCCAATTCCTATTTCAACTAAATCTTTTAACGTTCGTCTTCGTGTTAAATCATATTTATTTCTTTGAAGAGTGTTATTAATACCTTCTTCTGCTGCTATTTCATAAGACTGCTTATAACTTAGCTGCATGTGTAAATCTAATTCTTCTTGATTTTCAGGTAGTTCTTCTGGACTATCAGTATTCCATAAATTTAGATTTAAATTCTTTTGTACATTTTGTAAAAACTCTTTTGCTTGAATGTCTCTTAAAATGTCCTGTGCGTATTTAGTTCTTTTCTTTAATGAAAATGGATCTTGAGCAAAAGCTTTAATATCATAAATCTTTTCATCCATACCATTAACTACTATATCTACAAATTTTGGTATAATAGGCACCGGTTTCCAATCTAAATTAAGATAGGATAAATCTCCATTTATAGCTAATTCATCTTTGTATTTCTGTACTGGTTGTTCAGCACGAGCATATAATCTTCGTAATCTAAAATTATTAAAATTACTATTAAAACGATTTTCTACTCCAGTTCGTGTACCACTAAACCAATCTCCTTCTATAGCCATAGCTACTTGTCTGCCATAATCCCAGCTTTCTTTTACGTCGTCAGGTACCACCTGATCGGGAAAAGCACTATAAGTATTTGTAACAACTTGCATTTATTTTATTATTTGTGAAATCTGTCCTTCGTTATTATATTTTTGTATCCCTAGATCAATACGCTTAACCGTTCTTTTGTTTGTAGGTTTATATTTATGTTTCATACATGCCATTATAGCTAAACCAGAGCTTATAGAAGCATCATGTTTAGTTCTGTTGTTTATATCAAACTGTGCCCAATCCTCTAGTGTTCGCTGATGATACATATCTCCATATATTCCATCATCTATTCCTACATAAGCATCTATATAATATTCAATTGCCGCTGCATGAGATTGTTTCATATCTTCACTAGAATTAGGTACTCCACCTATTTCTTTTTCAGCAACTGATAACCTGTTCCAAACTTTGTCAGGCCTATTGATAGAAAATCCTCTATACCCTCTTCTTAACATTGTATATAACAAACGTGGCTTATTGTTTTCCGCTAATATAGGCATTCCATAAAAGTGGCATGCCATAATAACGTCTTCAAAAAATATTTCTGCAGTAGGAGGTCTAGATATATATTCTAAGAAAAAATGATTTGGAGGGCAATCTTCCATACTAAACTTAGTTAATCCGTGCAAAGCTCCATTAGATCCTCTTCCATCTACTGTTCCAGATATATCATAACTATCACATCCAAAGGCTCCTAAATGTTTATTTCCAGGATATTTTCTACCATCTTTTAAAATAACGTTATTTTGTAAATGTGCTGGTGGAACCCATGACACAAAAAACCTTCCATTTTTATTAGGAATAAATATAACCTTACTATCTTTATCACCTCTTTCCCATTGAAAATTACCTTGAGTAACCTTTAGTTTGTTATTTAAATCTTCATTATGGTCTATTTGTTCGTATATTTTTACTAAATTAAACAGACTTTGTTTAGTTTCATCTCTAAACGCATGTTTTTCAGTTCTTGGAAATTGTCTATATAATTCGTTTAAACCATCTTGATCGTCTTTAAATCCTTCAACTTCATTATTCCAATGTTCAATTACTCCTATATTTACAAAGTTACCATCTATTCCTTTAATAGGTTTTTTTGGAGTATCAAATATAGGATGTCCATATACATCTATAAACCCTTCGTAATTCCATTCCATAGGAATGAACAAAGAATACAATCCTTCTTTTGTCTGCCCATTTCTATTGCGCTTAGTAACATCTGCACCATGATAAATATCTTTAAAGTTTTGTCCTCCTTTATCTAAAGCATTACTTGTAGATCCCATCATACATTTACCAACAATTCTACTACCTAATCTTAAACAGGTTTTAGTTACCTTCCAGTTGTTTTTTATATTATCTGGTCTATCCCATTTACCACTTTCATCATGACCTAATATCTGTAATTTTTCTCCATCATAACTATTGTCTCCTGTATTTTTCCAATCTATAGTAGTATCTAATCCATCTAGTTCTCTAAGT